AGGATCGAGACCTACCACGCCAGCCAAAGGGAATATAGCCAAGTAGGTTAAGGCACCGAACTCATAATTCGGCTATCGTAGGTTCAAGTCCTACTATTCCCACGCCTCGATAGCACAGTGGTAGTGCATCCGCCTTGTAAGCGGAAGGTCCTCAGTTCAAACCTGAGTCGAGGCTCGCAACATTAACAGAATAGGAAAGCAATTGATAATTGAATTAGAACCGTGGGAATATGAACATGCCTATATGGTTGGTATGCGAAGATATACAGAAAATTGGAATAAGGTAGATGCTTCATACTACAATAGATCTAGTATGGAAGAAGATAGAAACGCTCAGCCAGCATCAGCAATTTGTGAATTAGCAGTTGCCAAATATACAAACCAGTATTGGCATGCCTCAGTTTGGGACGGTAGAAAGCATAAGAAGTATAAAGATATGCCAGACGTAGGAACAAACATAGAAGTAAGAAGAGTAAGAACACAATCTGGTCCAGCGGTACGTGAAAAGGATCTTAATCGTGGTTTAATTATTTGGGGTGCAGAACTATCAGATTCTGAATATAGAACAGTTAATTTATTAGGATGGATAGAGGCTGAAAAAGGATACGAGATTGGTATTGATAGAAGTGGTTACAAAGTTATACCAAAAGAATTATTAAATAAAGATTGGTCAGAAGAAGAGTGAGTAACGAAACAATTACTCCACTAAGTCTAGATTTTGATATTTGGTATAAATCAAAATCAGAGTCTTTTTTATATATTAATGAAAGGTCTAGGGTATCACATAGATGGCTTTCTTATCAAGAAGGAATAAAAGATGAATATAAAGACAGCATAATTAAACCAATAAACTTGTATGCAAAAAAACTATATCAAAAACCTAATTTAATCAGTATAAAAAATAATGAGATTACATTGCAACAAACTAATCATGCTGAAATATTTTTACTTCAAAAGGAAGATGGTTTGTATAGTTTAGATAGGCCATGGATTAGACAATACTACTTATCAGATCAAGAGCCCCCTGAGTTGCCTAAAGATTGTTTTGCTGATGTTTTTAGATTTTATATGCCATGGCTTATTGACGAGGAAGTTGAAGCATTTATAGAACAGCCAGAAAATTCTCCTTTTGTTGTATATCCAGGTATAATGAATTTTAAAAAAATACCTGAAACTACTAGGATGATTGAGACTGACTTCGTTTATTTTCATTTTAAAAACGCAGGTAGTCATATGGTTGATCACGAGTTTGGCAAGATACCAAGGTTTAGCCCTATGTATAACATAAGGTTCGTAGCGAGTGATATAATAGTAGAGAGAGTAAGGAAGTTATATGAACAGGATTAAATTTTATCCTTTTAGCGAAAAAACAGCAATGTTTGCACCTGTCCCAGAAGCAGCATCAAAATTTATTCCAGAATGGTATAAGCAACAACCAGGTTTTATAGGTGATGAATATAAAGATTTTATTGCCAAGGGTGGGAGTAGTGGAACAGTAAAAAGATGTATGCCAGTATTTGATCTAATGACTGCTGGATACATTATTAAGTTTCCTATGGATGTATATGTAGACGCTACTAATCCAGAAAAAATAGAGTGGAGCGTTCCAAATGAACTTAGGTTTGTTGGAAATGACATGGTCGCAACTCACACTGCAGAGCAAATCTCTAACTATCCTGTAGATACCAATCTATACCATAAACAAATTTTTAGAATCTTGCCATTTTGGTCCATAATGACACCAAAAGGGTATAGCACTATCTTTACTCATCCATTTCATAGAGACGAAGTTCCTTTTAAAGCATTTGAAGCATTTGTAGATACAGATAAGTTTGCATCAGATGGACACTTTTCTATGTATATTAAAAAAGATTTTAAAGGTATTATAAAACAAGGTACGCCACTTATTCAAGCAATACCAGTTAAGAGAGAGTCTTGGGATTCAGAGTGTGTTGCATATGGTGATGGTAAAGATGAAATAGAAAAACAAAGGTTGTTAGTTAGAAGTAGTTTTAGAAATTCTTATAAAGAAAAGTTTAGACAAAAAAAAGAATATAAGTAATGAGTGATCCTTTAAATATATCATTTATTCCAGGTGGTGGTCCAAATTACGAAGGTATTTTTATTCCACCAGAACCTGCAGTTAAACATGTTCCTGAATGGTATAAAAGTTTAGCAAAGCATGAAATTTGGAATGATGATAAACATCTAAATCCAGTTAATAATATAGGTGGAGACGGTGCAAGAGTTGCTACTAAGATGTGTATGCCCTTTTTTGACTCTTTAACTGCAGGGTATTATTATTTATTAGAAGATGATCTTTTAGTTGAGTTAGATAAAAATGGAAAACCAAAATTGTCTTGGGATAAAGACATAATGATTATGGATAAAAGACCAACAATAGATCTCCCTGTACCAGATAACTGCCACCCAATACATTATGGATGGAGAATGAATTGGTATTACGAAACACCACCAGGTTATTCAGTTTTAATAACACACCCAATGAACAGACACGACTTACCATTCATAACTATGTCTGGAATAGTAGAGTCAGACATTTGGGGACTACCAGTTTTTACTGCATTTTTTCTTAAAAGAGGATTTCAAGGAGTAATAAAAAGGGGAACGCCTGTGTTTCAAATAATTCCATTTAAAAGAGATAACTGGGAGATGAAAGTTGACACAAGTTTAGAAAAGTTTGACGAACATGAATTTAAAGCAGAGAATAGAAGGTCCATGCTATATGGATATTATAAAAAAACAGCATGGATAAAAAAAATATTTGGAACAAAGGGAATAAAGGAATACGATGACGAATGAAAATTTGCCTAATCCAATTAATGTAATCATATATTCATATAAAGGCAAGTTATTAAAAAAAGTTGTAGATAATTTATTGCAAAAATCATCTAAAAAAAATATGATATATGTGCATATTTATGATCAAAGCACCCTAACTAAACAAGAATATTTTGATCAATTTGATAGTCTAACATATAATCATATATTTTGGGATAAAATAAAAAGTCCCTGCTATTATAGACAAAAAATTATTAATGATTCAAAATTTTCATATACACTATTATTATCAGATAATGTTTTTCTAAATCAAGATTGGGATGAATTTTTATTAAGCAGTTTACCAAACAAGCAATCAATAATAACTGGTAAGAATAAAACTATCTTATCAAATGATGGAATTTTTTATTTAAAAAAAGAAGAAATAAAAACAGAAAAAATAGAACAAGTATATTTTACTAGTAGAGATTTAATTTTTGCCCACACGTCAACGCTACAATCTGTAAACTATCCATCATACATGAAATATTATGGAGAGGAAGAAACTTTGTCATTATTATATTTTTCTAATAATATCAAAATGTATAGTTGTCCAGACAACTTTTATACAAAGGAAGGGTCAGACACGATAAAAGATCTATATACTACATTTTCAAAATATCATAACTATAATGAGATGATTGACCTACTTAAAAATAAAAAAAATAAGTATGATTCAATAGATCAACCAATGATGCCAGACGTAAGCATGTTTTTAAAACTACATAAGATTGACCCAGAGTCTATCCATCCACTACCTTTTCCAATGAACGATGTTGAGTATGATCAGGACCTGTCCAAATTTGACGATGTTGATTCTAAAAAGTTTATGACTAAAATTAACTACATTGACTAGTGGTATAATATAAGAAAGATAGGAAAACTATGCATAGAATTTCGGTAATAGACAATTTTATAACCAAAGAAGACGCAGATACCCTAATAAGGGAACAGCACAACCCATCAGAGGTTAATCCATATCCAGAATATTATGGAAAAAGATATGGTGGAACATCTTTACCGTATAACAAAAACGTTATGGACGTAATGATTAAATATGGAAATAAATCAAACGAAGTTCATAGATCCTATAATGGTTTTCTTAATCCCATATATGTGTTTAAAGGTTTTGGATCACACTGGGTAAAGGGCACAAGGGGTGGGTTGCACCTAGATGCACAAGGTCCTGAACCATTCATAGAGTTTAGCACAATCATTTACCTAAATGAAACTCCAGAGTATCAAGGTGGTAAGATATTTTTTCCTAATCAAGACTTTGTTTATCAACCTAAGAAATATTCAGCAGTATTTTTTCCAAGTGCTGGTACTGAATACATTCATGGTATTACAGAGGTAACTGAAGGGCATAGATATACTGCTTTGTTTATGCACACATCTCTTCCAGAACATGCAGATCCAGACTTTTTAGGAGAAAATAAAAAACCAGTTTGGCAAGCCGTTGAGTATCCATTAGAGCGAGAGGCAGAAGAGCGTGAATCTAATAGATCATGAGGTACTAGATTTAGGATTAGTATATTATAAAAATATTGTAAAAAATACTGATCAGATTATAAGAAATATAGAAGATTTAGAAGAAAGACTATTGAATAGTCCTGAAGATGTTAAACAAAAAACAGTTGTTCAACCATGGTCTCCTTGGGTTAATGAAAGTGCTGGAACCAAAGAAATATTTTGTTGGCAAAAATTTATTCCAACTATGGAACAGATATCAGAAGATGATACCTTTAGAGATGAACAAAGAAATATATCTTCTAGAATACATGGATCAATTGATGAAGCATTAAAACATTATTCAACCAAACTATATCCATTTGCACAAAAAAATGTTAAAGCAAAAGAACACGCAACTAGTTTATTAAGATATGATAAGACTGGATATTTGCCACCACATCAAGACCAAGGAGTTAGTACAAGGGTTTTGTCTGTACTGCTATACCTTAATGATGACTATGTTGGTGGAGAAATAACATTTAAGCAATCAAATGTAACCATTAAACCATCGGCAGGTAGTATTGTATTCTTTCCATCTAACTTTTTATATGTTCACGAAGTTGACTCTGTTTTAAAGGGACCGAGGTATGCAGTACCTACTTGGTTTCATAATGTACCATCTGACATGATTAGAAATTCTACAGGTCAAGAATGAAAGAAAAGTTGTATAAAGTTGAATCTTCAGATGATGAGCCTACAAATGCAAATAAAAACTTTAATATAAAGGGAAATAAAGGTTTCTTGGTAAACCCATTAAGCAGCAAAATGAAAGATGACGTTAAAAAAACTGGTATTTCATATAACTTAAATAGTGATAATTTTAGATCAGATGAGTTTATTAAAAAACATAAAGACAAGCACATACTTTTTGCTGGATGTTCAAATACTTTTGGAGAAGGAGTTGAATATGAAAAAACCTGGGCATATAGACTATACGAAGAAATAAAAAAAGAAGAAAAGTTAAGTGGTTATTTTAATCTGGGTGCTTCAGGAGCAAGCATCTTTGAAACATTAGTAAATGTTCAGAGATATATAAGAAGATATTCCATGCCAGATGTTATATTTTTACTGTTTCCAGAAATAGAAAGAGATATTAGATATTTTGTAAAGCCAGAGATATCATTAACAACTATAATTGCTGAACTGTATAATGAGTTTGAGTACTTATGTAAAAAATCAAACACATCACTATTCAGTACAAGTTGGCTTAATATGGATGAAGAAGAAATGGCAAAATATTACACTAAAGAATATAGTTCTTATGTAGATTATAAGACTAGAGATAACAAATACGCAGAAGGTGGAGTATATGATTTTCTAAAAGAAATAAATCCATATTATGAGTTAGCAACTTTACAAAAATATTCATCAACTTTTAAAGTTTTATATCAAGAAGATTTTAAAGAAAACATATATAATTATTCTTTATTAGTAAATAATAAAAATATACTTGTTGCACCAGATTCTGGAAAACATCATGGAGAAGGTTTCCACTACGCCTGGTATAAATATTTTTACAGCAGGTATACAGATGAACAATAATAATGATTTTTTTCACAACAACTCTCTTTTTTTAATAGGCAATGGATTAAAAGAAATGTCAAAAGAACAATTTAACATTATAATAAATAAAAAAAGAAATTTTTTATCTGAAGAATTGTTAGATGAAGAGTTGGAGGATGGGTTAAAATATGATTTAGACTACACTTTAAATTCAGACAACTTTCGTTCAGATGAGTTTACAGAAGATCATGATGGAGATCACATACTTTTTGCTGGATGTTCAAATACTTTTGGTGCTGGCGTAGAGTATAAAAAAACTTGGTCATATAGACTTTATGAAGCAATTAAAAAAGATGTCAATATTGATGGTTACTACAATCTAGGATTATGTGCTGGAAGTATATTTGAGATATTAATAAACATAAATAAATATATTCAGTCTTATGGATTTCCAAAAATAATATTTATTCTGTTACCAGAAATTGAAAGAGACGCCAGTTATTTTAAAGAGCCAGAAAAATCTTTAACTCCCATCATTACAGAACTATATAGGCATTTAGAGTTTTTGTGCAAAAGCAATGGCACAAAGTTAGTGTCAACTAGTTGGGTTCTAAATGATAAAAAAAATATTGTTGATAGTTTGCTGCGTGGTGCCGACAAGGAGTACTTTAATGTTGACGTATACAATCATCAACTAACTGCTGAAGGAAAGTTTGGAGATACTGGACTATACAGTAATTTTAAAGAAAGATATCCTTTTGAACAACTTGAATATTTAGAAAGATACACCGCAACCTTTAAGTTGATGGATATTTACAAAATTCAACAAGATGTTTATGAGTTTGCTACAAATAATTCAAACGATCCATACTTATTTATTGCACCAGATAAAAATAAACATCACGGAAATGCATTTCATCATGCATGGTATAAATATTTCTATGAAAGGTATTTAAATGAAAAAAATAATATATAAAATTAAATTTTATTTTTGGTTAAGAAAAAATAAAAAACATTTTAAAAAGAGAGAGTTTATATATTAATATGGAATTTGAAGATATAATTAATCAAGATAGAGAAGAAAGACCTCAGCACTTTAAATACTTGTTGCACAAAAATAAAGATATCATAGGTCCATTTCTTAATCCAGACTTAACAAAACAATCAATTGAGTTTGTCCCATATATTAGCGATTCTTTTACAGAAGTTAGCAAAGATAAAACAAATATTTTATTTGCTGGATGCTCTATAACCGTTGGATGCGGGTTAAATGATATTAAAAAAAGTTGGTCATATAAGTTATATGATCAGATAAATGAGCATACTCCGTGCAGTGGATACTTTAATGTTGGATTGTCTGGTGGATCAACGATAGAAATAATACTTAATGTTTTCAAGTATATATCTAAACATGGATATCCAGATTATATATTTATACTTTTTCCAAATTATGGAAGAGACTGGTTTAAGTTTAATACATTTCGTGGACTAGATGGAACCTTGGTAGAAATTTTTATATTTAACTTATATAGTATATTAGAAGATATGTGTAAAACTAATAACGTAAAGTTGTTTACAACTGGTTGGTCAGACTTGGTTACAGGAGTTACTGATTTTATAGATATCTATATTCCAGATTTTGAAGAGTATATGCATCAAATGATGAAAGATTCTTTTAATACCTATTATCAAATAAATAAAGAAAGATTTGCAAAAAATACATTTGACTTTATACAAAATAATGATAAAGATATGACAATATTTGGATCAGATAAGACACACCCTAGCGAAGCAGTTCACTACGCATGGTTTAAAGAAGCAATGTACAGAATTAAGGAGGTAGAAAATGTTAATAATGGGAATTAATGAAACTACACATGATGCATCTATATCTTTAATACAAGACGATAAAGTTTTATTTGCTGGTCACGCTGAAAGATATAGCAAAGTTAAAAATGATTGGTTTACCAACAAGGGTTTAATAGATAATGCATTGGAGTATGGGATTCCAGATCAAATAGCCTACTATGAAAATCCATTTTTAAAGAAACTAAGAGTTAAAACTCGTGGTGGTTTTGGTGGCGGTAAGCCTTGGTTTGAACATACTTATCTTAATGCAATACCAAGAACTAATTTTAAACATCACTACTCGCATGCAGCAGCAGGGTACTATACTAGCAAGTTTGATGATGCAGCAATAGTTGTTCTTGATTCAATTGGTGAATTCAACACCTCTACTATTTGGACTGGAGAAGGAAATAACATTAAGTTAATGTACAAAGATAATTATCCCTTTAGTTTTGGTTTATTTTATTCTGCGTTTACTCAACTTATTGGGCTAATGCCAAACCAAGAAGAGTACATAATGATGGGCATGGCTGCCTATGGAGATAAACAAAAATATTTTAAAAAGGTTTTAGAATACTTTCCATCAATTGGGTATCAAAAATATAATTTTCATAAAGGAATTTTTGATTGGGGATCAGAAATAACTGAGCAAGATAGGTTTGATATTGCCGCAGCAGTACAAGAAGTTTATCAAATAAAGTTAATAGATTTTATGTATATGGCAAAAAGATTAACTAAAAAAAATAAATTAGTTTTTATGGGTGGGTGTGCTCTTAATTGTTCTGCTAATACATTGTTGTGGAATATATTTGATGATATATGGATTATGCCAAACCCTGGAGATGCTGGAAGTTCTCTGGGTGCAGCAGCAGCATTGTACGGAAAGCACATTGATTTTAAAACACCATTTCTTGGATATGATTTAGGAGATAACTATCCAGTCGATGCAGCATTAAATGAAATAGTGAATAACGGAATTGCGGCGGTAGCAAGTGGAAGAGCAGAATATGGACCAAGAGCACTAGGAAATAGAAGCATACTTGCTGATCCAAGAGATCCTGAAATTAAAAATAAGGTAAATGAAATAAAAAAAAGAGAGTTGTTTAGACCGTTTGCTCCTGTTGTTATGGAAGAACATGCAAGTAAATGGTTTGATATGAGTTTTACAAGTCCATATATGCAGTATGCCGTTAAGTGTTTAAAGCCAGACCTTATCCCTTCAGTAGTTCATAAGGATGGAACTTCTAGGGTTCAGACTGTAAATAAAGAACAGCATCCTGGATTATACGAATTACTGTCTAAATGGTACAAAATATCTAAGGTTCCAATTTTATTAAATACTAGTTTAAATATTAAAGGCCAACCATTGTTAAATGATGAAACTGATATAATTAATTGGCAGAATGTATATAAAAAGGACTTAATCGTATAATGTCTCGTAAATGGAAATACAAAACAGTGGATGTTAGGCCAGAAGTCTATAATAAAGAATATCCATTTTCAACTCTAACACACTATAGAGAGAAAAATTTTGATGGAATAGATTCCATATCTCATTACATAACTAATGAAAGAATAGAATATTATTTAAAAACAAACAGTTATGGTTGGAGATGTGATGAATTTAAAAAAGATCACGTTGATAAAAATCACATATTGTTTGCTGGATGTTCAGAAACTTGGGGAGAGGGTTCTGTTATAGAAGATTGCTGGAGCAAAATGTTATATGATAGCATCAATAAAGATGATACATGTTCTGGTTTTTTTTCAATAGGAATTCCTGGCGGAGGGGTAGATGAAATTGTAAATGTCGTATCAGAATACATAAAAGAGTTTGGCCTACCAGATGCAATATTTTTTATGTTACCTAACGTACCAAGGCAATCTGCATATATGCATGCAGATGATTATAATTTGTCTAGTGGTTTTTACAGAGTAGGGGCTTTTGATCAAAATACAGAACAGCCAACTTTAGGAAAGTATACGGAGTCCGATTATAATACGGTTTTAATTCATAACTATTTAAGTATTAAAATTTTTGAAAGCCTACTCAGCAAAACTAAAACAGATTTTTTTTGGAGCACATGGAATTATGAGTTTATTAATGATTTAGAACTTTTTAATCTGCATTCAGATAATTTTGTAGACACCTCCATAGTTGAGGAACGTGCTTATGAAGATTATATTGCTTTAAATAAAAACTCTATCGCTATGGAAAAACGAGATGGACATCATGGCACAGTCTTTCATAAATACTGGGCAGAACAATTCTATAAAAAATATAAGGAGAAAAATGAAAAATAAAAAAATATTTGTATCAATTCCAGCATGGGAAGATACCCATTTGGTAGATACCATGAACCACATATTAGATACAGCATACTATCCAGAAAATATTGTATTTGGACTTGGGCTTAACTATAAACAAGAGCCAGATTTATCTATGTTTAATAACGTAAAAATTGTTAGAGATAGCGATGTTGCAGATGGGCTGCCAGGCATAGTGGGCATTAGAGAGGCCATAAGGGGTCTAATTGAGGACGAATCCTATTTTTTGGGCATTGATGCTCATGCAGATTTTGAACTTAATTGGGATGAATGTTTGATAGATGACATTGAAGAGTTAACTAAGAATAATGAGAAGAGAATAATCTCTAGGCAGGCTACAGCATCTATTCAGGGTAAGCATAATTGGAAGACAGACTGGATCTTAGAAGGAACCTTTGATCAACTAGATATACACGGAGAAGTTGTTGAACTTAAGTTTGTACCAAATAAGGATAAAGTTAATGAAAAATATTTTAAAAATTATTATATTTCTTGTAATTTTATATTTGCAAAATCTTCAGATATTAAGGCAATAAATTTTCCTTCGTACCATAGATTTCCATTTGAAGAACCAGAGCAGTCTATTGCAGTATATTGTCAAGGATATGATGTTGTTGCTCCGTACAATAATGCAATAGTTCATTATGCTGGTAACGATATCAAGTACTCATTTCCATACGATGAAAGATGGTGGAAATTTGTTGGTACAGATAGGAATAATCCAGATCATTGGACAAGAATATGGGTATTTGACGAAGATGAAATGACAAAAGAAGTTAAAAAATTAATGTTATTGGGTGAAAATAAATATTTTACTTTATTAGGTTTGCCAAGAACAATTGTAGATTTCTATAAAGAAATAAATATGATAGAAAAGTATTGGCAAATAAACAAAACACTGTCAATATAGCATTTTTGTGATATAATATATTAAGGAGATATATGACAAAAGATTCAAAGAAAAGAAGTTTGTATAAGACGGTCAGTTGGCCCCTTGTTCACATAGGTTTTGTTGGTACGTTAGTATATTTTTTTGAAAAGGCAATTACTGGTGAAGCACACTGGGAATATGCTGGATCTTTTGCAATAATCTATACAGCATGTGAAATGCTTGGATATTTCTTACATGAAAGAGCCTGGTCAAGGTTTGGTAAAAAGGTGGCCTAATGCCCATCTATGAATATATATGTAAAAAATGTCAAACAGAATACGTAAAAGTTCGCTCAATTAGGGAAAATGATCCAGGGTACGATTGTGAAAAGTGCAGCGTGCCCTTGGTTCGAAAATATGATTCAGTAGCCAGTGTATTTAATGGTGATGGATTTTATTCAACAGACAAAAGAAAAAAATAATATACTGGACAAAATTCACGGTATATGATAAAATTGGTATAACTACTAAACAAAGGTATAATTGTGTTAATGACTACAACAACCCCAGAGGTAAAAGAATATCTATTGACATTAAACGATAGATGTGATAGGTGTAATGCACAGGCCTATGTTAAGGCTGTAGGTTTAGATGGAGAACTATTGTTTTGTGCACATCACTACAATAAAATTGTGGATAACGCAGTTGGATACGATAAAATAATGAAATTTGCTATAAACATTATAGATGAAAGAGATAAATTAATTGAAAACAAACTAAAAGGAAAGGACTGATAGTGTATACTGTTCAGTTTTTTGGCTTAGATCCAGAAATTAGAAATAAAGTAGCAAAAGAATTTTCAGATAAAATGAATGGTTTTTTTTGTACAGACAGAGAATTGCCAACTGCAAGCACTGAGTCTCCGTACGCAAGATGGCTAAGAACAATTGGTAGCGTGGCCTCAAAAAATAACATACAACTATATGTTCCAAGTGGATATTTTCCAACAAAAGAGGCAAGGACTCAATTCAAGGATTCTTATTATGCGGAAAAAACATTTACTGTTTGGGTAAATACAATTGATGAAAAGGATGCAATTATTCCAACTCCACCACCAAATGCTCCCTCTGACTTTAAATGGGAAGAGCCTCTAGAAGACGAGTATGATCTAATGATTACTAAATCTATTGGATCTATTGATAGTATGGTTGCAGAAGTTGTTTTACAATACGACAGGCACTTTAGTTAAAATGATAATTCAATTTATAGGACTACCTGGTTCTGGTGCAACTGAGATTGCAGATGCAGTAAGAGATAGAATTAACGGCATACATTTAGATAAAGAAACTTTTACTAATTTTTTGTCAGGGCCTAATGAATTAACATACTATCACAAACTAGGAGAATTAGCAAGAATTTTAGAATCTAAACAAGATAAACCAGTAATAGTAGATGCTGTATTTAATATAGAGCAATATAGAACTATATTTGGAAAAGCAGATGTAGTGGTTTGGGTAGATACAAAAGAAAACAATACTGCAAGAGCGTGGGAAGATCCAACAGTCTTTGATCATAGAATAGTTAACACTGGAGATACACACGAAGATGCCTTACCAACAAGGGCAATAAACGTTATTAGGAAATTTGGTTTGTTTGATTGGAAAGAAGACACCACATTAATGACTGACACTTATCAATCATGGAATGGTAAAAATGCTAAACAGTATGTAGATGCTTTATCTACTAACAAACAGGTTGTTATTGGAATTAAGCATGTTTCTGGGATGACTGAAAATGATAAGTTACATTTTGAACAAGTAAGCAATTTAATTAAAAATAATATTTCAGATGCTAAAATAATTAAGTTGCCTAATATTAAAAATATTGTTTATACTAACAACAGTAGTTTTACTGTAGAAAAAATGGGAGATATATATGGGTAACACAATTCAAAATAAAATATTAGTTGCAGTTTGTGCAACAGTTTTATCTTTAAATACTATTTCAGCAAATGCTGTAGATAATAAATATAAAGATGCTTTATCAGCATTAAATGCATTAAAGGTTGCCGATGAGGTTCGTACAGGATACAAAAGAGAACAATTTAAGCATTGGGTTGGAACTGGAAATGGTTGCGATGCTCGCAAATCTGTTATTATTTCTGAAGCAATTAAAAAGCCAAATGTTGATTCAAAATGTAATATAGTTGGTGGAGAGTGGCTTAGCATTTATGATAGTGCAAAAGTTACTGACGCAAAGAAACTTGATGTAGATCATATGGTTCCATTAGCAGAAGCCTGGGATTCTGGTGCTAGTGCATGGGATGCAAAAAAACGTGAGATGTATGCAAACGATCAATTAGATCCTCGTCATTTAATTGCAGTAACAGGTTCATCTAATAGATCAAAATCAGATAGAGATCCAGCAGAATGGTTACCAACAAATAAACCATACACCTGTGAATATTTAACTAACTGGATTTCAGTTAAGGTTAGATGGTCACTGTCTGTTGATAAAAAAGAAAAAGATGCAATTACAGCAGCATTAAAACCTTGTAAAAAAACTGCATTTTCCATAACACGAATAAAATAGAAAGTTAACAATGAGTGATGATAAAGACATTATAGCCAATCTTATTTTGCTTGGTGCACTTGAAGTTTCTGGTATCGATATAGAAACTGGTGAGCCGCTATATAATTTTACTTCAAAACTACAAGATATTAATCCAGACCTTCATAACGAAATGTCTACATATTTTAGTAGAGAGACAATGGCATTATGGCAACATGGTTTTATTGCTATGGACATAACTAAAAAAGATCCAGAGATAAAAATATTGCCTAAAGCATTTGATAAAAAAGAAGTAGATAAACTAACAGATAATAATAGATATAGTTTAAAAGAAATAATCAGAATTGTAATGGAAGATCAGGATCAATAAATGGATTTTTTGCTTGGAACTGTAACAACAACACTTGTAATATTTATTTTTATTGTGTTTTTAATAAATAAAAGAAACAAACGTGAACCCTTTTTTTCAATAAGTTATAGTCAAAGTCATATACACAAAATTTTGTCTCCAATATTGCCGCAGGTAGATCAAATAACTAAGGCTGTTATTAAAAATAATCAATCAAGAAAGCATCTTAAAGACACTAACGTAAAGGTGCTCATTGTAGAGGGAAAAGCCTACTGGACCAAAAATAATGTATTCTATGTGTCAAATATTGTTGATGGAGATATAGACAAAAACAATGCACAGGTAGTTGACACAATGGGTATGAATAAGGTAGAATTAGACAAGATGCTTTTTATCATAGATCAACTTAGAAAGGGTGAATAGGCATGATAGTTGCAGTTCAGGGCAGTAAAGGTTTTGACGACTATAGCGTATTCATTAGGGCTATGGGGGTAGCAATGGCTTCTCTGCCAGAAGATGATGATAAGTTTCATATTTATTCAGCAGGTCCTGCAAAAGTTAATTCTATGGTTTCAGAGTTTTCAAATTTATCTGAAAGAGGATTAAGAGCAAGAGGCAAAAAGATTAAATTCTTTAAAGTTGCACCTACTTGGCTAAAAGAAAATTTTGATTCAATTGGGTACTTTGCTTATTTAAGTACACCACAGGATCAACCTTCTGCATTAGTTGCAGAAGCAGAACTTCACAACGTTGAAGTTGGAATATTTCGCTACTAGAGAAAGAAAACAATGTTACAACACAAACACATATTAATTAATGCTAAAGTAAAGAATCCATTAAAGACTCCAGAAGATGGAGTTGGATTTTTAACAAGATTAGTTTATGCAATACAGATGAAGATTATCAAGGGACCATTTGCTTCTTATGTTGAAGCAGAAGGAAATCGTGGTTTAACCGCAATAGTAATGATTGAAACATCCCATATTGCTTTTCATATTTGGGATGAGAAAGATCCTGCAATGTTGCAATTTGATTTATATACATGTGGAGAACTAGATAAAGATATCGTTCTTGAACATATAAATAGAGAAATGCAAATAGAGTCAATGGATTGGGTCTTGTTTGATAGAGAAGACGGATTTGAAGCAATTGATAGCGGTGGAAAAAAATGATAATTGATAAACTAGAAACTATGGAATCAATTGTTTTAGATAATAAAAAACTATCTTGGGATGGTTGGGACGTAGTAGAAATGACACAGTCAGACAAGGGGCGTCTATCTACTACTGGTGCTTTTGTAAATGGATTATGGTATATTAAAAAAATATTTTCGCCATCACGAGATGGTTGGAATATTCCAACTAAATATGTAGATTAATATGAAAAAATATGAATGGAAAAATAAGGCATTGTGTTATAAGTATGACACTAATATTTTTTTTGAAAAGTATGAAAATGATTTAATGCTTCGACCAGCGATAGATAAACTATGCTCAGAGTGCCCTGTCATGAAAGAATGCTTTTCTGTTGGCATTACTCAGAAGGAGTGGGGAGTTTGGGGCGGTATTTATCTTGAGCAAGGAGAAATATCTAGAGAGTTTAATAACCACAAAACAAAACCAATTTGGGCAAATATTTGGCAAACCCTAACAATGGGTATGAGTAAATAGCGACCTCTGATATAATGTTATAGGACTAAAAATGTATACTGACAGTATGAAAAGGGCTTTTCGTTCTATTACTGCACCTAAAAACTTTGGTGTGCAGATTATAGATAATGATAACTTTTTGTCTGTTAAACTAGATCCTAAAACTTTAGCCAGATTAGATCATGATGGAAAGATAGCAGCAGTTGAGTATATAATTAAAGTTAAAAAAGCACTAGAGCAAAATGGTGCTATTGTTTTATTGACAAGAGAGGCTATAAAAGATGCAAGATAGTTGGTTAATGCTTTTATTAATATTTACTACAGCATTGTCTATAGTTACTATACTAAAAAACTTATGGTTAAAATTTCAACATACTGATGCTTTAAATAAAATATTTCAAATGCAAATAGATTCAACTACGACAAATGCTTTTTTACTTGATAAGTTAAAGAACAAGGATAATGAAGAGTCTGTAAAGACAGATGTTCAAGAAGGGTTTATAAACTTTCTTAATCAATCGAGAGAGTCTGCTTTTGAATATATAGAAAATGTACAAAAAACTCTTAGTAATGTAGTAACAGACTTAGGTCCAATTGTAGAATTTCATGATAAGTATGGTGCTATTTTTGATACTGACACTAGAAACCAAATGCAAGTTGTGTCTAAATCATTTCATGAATTAAAAAAGTTAATTCCAGAGGAGGTGGATCTTGATAAGGCTTAAAGACCAAACAGAGGTAGCGTGGAATGCTTTTAGAGTGTGTGAAGAATATTCATGCAAGGAAGAGGCAACACAAATATTCAATAATAATCCACGAGAGTTGAATTTATGTGATATTCATATGGATCAATTAAAAAGGAAAATGTTTTTATCATGACCAATAGTCAAGAGGTAAACTTTATTCCATCTAGCCAGGATGTAGAGTTTATGACCCCAAGACCACAGTCTGCAAAAAACTATTTGCCAAAATGGTTTAAGGATATGCCTACTCTTCAACCAACTTTAAGAGGTAATAGGGACGACGGTACAGCAAAGAAATGTCCACCATTTTTAGATGCATTAACTTCAGGGTATACGCAAGAATTAATATGTGATGTAGAGATAACTAATCTTGGTATTGATCCAAATACAGGTAATGATATTATAACTTATAAGTGGGCTGGTCCAATTAAACCATTGTCTACAAGAGCACAAGACACTGATTCTAGAAGAGTGTTTCCTAACTTTGATGGCTACTATACTAACGAATTTCATTGGATAACTCAGTGGGAACCTCAGACTCCAGCGGGGTATAGCACATTATACTTTCATCCAGCAAACAGATTAGATCTACCATTCTTAACAATGAATGGTATTATAGACACAGACAAATGGTCAGTTAATGGGCCAATACCTTTTATGGTAAAGAAAGGGTTTGAAGGTTTGATACCTGCTGGAACTCCAATATATCAAATGATATTTATCAAAAGAGAAGATTGGATTTCTCAGGGATTAGAATATAATGATAAACAATTTAAAAGAATGTCTTACGGTATTAAAAAAGTAATGGAAAATGGATACAAAAAAAACTTTTGGTCCAAGAAAAATTACTCATAGGTTTGGGCATATTAAATGCTCAAAGAAAAAGGAGAAATAAAAATGAATAAAGAACAATTAAAGGCTGCTCTTGCATCATACGGACGCTCTGTCCTAGGTGCTGGACTAGCGTTGTACATGACAGGCGTAACAGATCCAAAAGATCTAGCATATGCTCTATTGGCAGCGATTGCCCCAGTAGCATTACGTGCAATTAATCCAAGCGATACAGCATTTGGAAGACTTCCAGATGTAGCAGAAATTGAAAAAGCAGCAAAGTCTGCAAAAAAACCTGCTAAAAAGTAAACAGGTGTAATTTGAGACAGGTGGTTTTAATTAACTGCCTGTCTCTTAATTATAATGGTACAATAACTATATGATAAAAGAAGGCGACATGGATAAATGAACACATTTTATTTTTGGCATTCATTGGTTATTGGTTTATTAATGATATCCTCATTTTTTTGGGGCAGATCCTATCAAGGAAAAAAAATCAATGAGCAATAACAGGTTAAGAAAAAATAGAAAGAAAAAATACGCACACAACCAAATTCAAATAAAAGATGGTTGGATCGTTCGTGTCAGAAAAGATGGAACAATTAAAGAAAAATTTTCAAGATATGTGGCTAATCATGAAAAAGAGGATTAGTCTTGTATAAGATAAATGAACTATATGTTAGACCTCAAGTAAAGAAAATAGATAATATAACACAAAAAATTGGTATTGATCCTAAAAATATAGGTTTGTTTGAAGACTTTATAACCAAAGAAGAAGTGTCTGAAATATTAGAAGAATGCAAAAAACACGAACCTGAATATGAAACTCATCATGTTCATGGAAAAACTTTAGCATTTGGTCAAATTGATAATGAAAAATTGCGTAATTTTGCACTCTATTTAATGCCTAAAATTGCAGAAAATGCTGAAAGTTTTTATAATATGAAACAAGTTGTTGACAGATCGTTGCAATATACGTTTCATCCAAATGGAACTTACATAAATCCACATACAGATGTCATAGGTTGGGAACCCAAGCATGATGAAAAAAATGAATTTTCTGTTATTGAAAAATATTATCCGTATTTTTGGACTGGACATTTATCAACCATACTTTATTTAAACGATGATTTTGATGGTGGAGAGTTATTCTTTCCAGATTTTAATATTGAGATTAAGCCAAAGCCAGGAATGTTAGCAGTATTTCCAGGCAACACTCACTATTTGCATGGAGTTAAAGAGGTTGTTGGCAACACTAGATATACTGCAGCATTGTGGACAAAGTTTAAAGATTTTGACAATTCTATCTAATATTAAAACAATAACTTATAGGCATCATAGGTAAATCTTAATTCTTCTTTTGGTATTTCTTCTCCAATATCAAATGTAAACCAGGTTGGCATAGTATACCTTTTTCCTGATTCCATATTTAAAACTCCATGTTTGTATCTGCTAGGAAATAGGACTAGTTTGCCAGGTTCTGGCACTATAGTCAAATCAATTTCAGGAAATATTAATTCTGCACCCACAAAATCTTTATTAAGATAGCATATTGCAGATAAATTATATCTGTAGTATTCATTTTCTAAAACTGGTTCACCATCTGGAGTCTCGCAATCAGTATGTACTGGCATAACGTCACCATCTTGTAAGTTCCATTTTAATAAATGAGTTCTGCCTATTGGCCTTTCTTTAAAAATTACATCATAGTTAACTGTATAATGATCATAAACTTCTTTATATATTCTTTCTTCTTGTTCTTCTAATATTTTTAATATTTTTTCATCATCTATTTCGCTTCTATATATTCCGCTAGTCCTAATATCCCCATCTAGCCATTTAGACAAATAACCTGTAGTGTCTTCATCTAAAAAATTATCTACTATTTTTACCCCATGTAGGCCAATTCCTATTTTGTTATATTCAAAAATATATTTATTGTAGTCCATGCATTAATTATACCATTTAAGGTCAATATGCTATAATTAAAGGATAAACAGTTTAAAAGATAAGCGAGCAAATGAATATCAAAGATAGTTTTAGCCCAGAATATAGGATGATAGATGATTTTCTATCAGATGATGAATTAAAGTATGTATTAAATCAATATGATAGCATTACAGAAGATTACTGGGAAGACGAATTTAACTATATATATCCAAAAGAGCACGAAGTTGATAAAAATTATTGGCAAGGAATAATTGGTTGGAAGGGCATGTCTATAAATCTAAATAGAAAATGTTTACATCACTATAGTCGTATGAGAAAAAATAATATAGATGTAGATTTTTTTGATGACATATCTAATAAATCAAAAAAGCATATACAAGAAAGATTTGGTTTTAAAGTAATGAGAGAAGATTATACATTAAATAGGTGGAGGGTTGGAAGAGAACAAAGACCACATATAGACTATATTGAAAGTGAAGAAGATAACGATCACGATGCACTAAACAAACATGAAATGACCAAGTCTTACTTAGATGTATTTGAAAAAGATTTTCACACCAAACATTTTGCAACAATAATCTATCTTAATGATGATTTTTCTGGAGGAGACTTATATTTTCCAGAACATAACAATTTAATAATTAAACCAAAACCCAAGATGTCAATTAATCTAAAGGGAGATTCTAACAATATACATGGAGTAGAGATGATGACTAGTGGGGTCAGGAAAACACTTTCTATGTTTTGGACTAAACAATGAATTATACAAAAAATAAAAAAATGTTGGCTATTGATAATTTTGTAGAAGACTTTGATTTAAGTTTAGGTATTGATATTATAGATGATCCTAAATTTAAACACATGCTTCACAAAGAAGGTCACGGACACGTTAGAAGACATAATCCAGTTGATCCAAAATCTGTAAAGTTAGCAAAAAAATATGCAGATAAGGCATATCAAACATATCTAGATTTTTGTCCAGAAGACATTGATAAAAATAAAAAAGTTTGGATTCATACCATGCACTTGTTAAAATATACAACAGGTGGATCAATGCTTGTACATACTGATTGGATCAATGATGAGTGTAGTGATTGTATCTTGAGTGCAGTAGTATATTTTAATGAAGACTTTACTGGTGGAGAGATTGTATTTCCATTTTTAAATGATGAGGCAGTGATAGTGCCACCAAAAACTGGATCTGCATTAATTTATCCAGCAACAGAGACAGAATATTCACATGGTGTAAACATAGTTACATCTGGAACAAGATATGTAATAGGATATTGCTTTACTACTAATGAATCTAAGGCACCAGCACTTTACAAGTTATATTAATTGCTCTATTGGTCCATGTGTAAACTGAATAAAGTTATGACCTAATATTGGTGAGTTAAATATTATTTCGTTCCAAGCCTTTATATTGCCAATAAATTTCATATTGTTCATTCCAGGTATCTCGTACATCAAGTTAATATTATTTTTTGTACAATAGTTTTTTACATAATTTAAATACATTATTGGGTAGTCTTTACCAAAACAATTTAAAATTAAAAACTCATTTTCTTGATAACTCAACGCACTGACCATTACTGGAGAGTTTTCTGGCTTTAACCACAGTGGAACATCTTCATACTTAAGCCACATACACTTATATGTTTTGCATGGATCTGTTGGTCTTTTTTCATATGCACCACATTTTTTATTAACTACATCTAAGAATATACATGGCTTGCCATTTCCCATTATGTGACCATTTACATCTCCATATAGCGTTCCGTCACAACATTTTGTACATGTACCACACTGTTTAGCCACTACCAACCACCACCACAAATTTCTTTATAATGATGTTTTGTTGTCTTTCTGATAGTTTTTTTAGTAGGAGCGTACATATCTGTAAAACAAGATGGGCATTGATAATACCATTCTTTACTAAAATAATCATAAATATAGCCTCTAAGGGTTTTATTTTTATTTTTTACAAATTCTTCAAAGGGATAAAGAACATCATTTGGGGTAGGCATACAACTAGTATAGCAGTATAGCAAGATTATGTCAATACTGTATAATATAAATATGTCTTGGAAAATAAATGTATCTGAATGGTTTAAGGACAATGTTCAAAATTGTGAAACATCAATAAGTCCAATTGAGTTAAATTTTAAGAATACTAGTATAGGGCTAAACATTCAAAAAATATCAAATGTTCATATAAATTATGTAAACAACAATACTGATATTAATGTAGTATCAGATCCAGTATATATATCAACCTTTACGAAAAATTATTTTCACATGATGTTTGATGAAATAGGCATATATCTTTATATAAAGCAATTTGTTCCAGATTTAAAACTATACATGTTTAGAGAATTTGATGACTATGAATTTAAGATGCCAACTAACAATAGAATTAGTGATGCTTTTTCCTACATAGGCATCGATACCAGTAAGTATTTATTTAATTTAAATGAATGTAATATATTATTTAACAATGTATATGATATAACCAGTAAAGCATATCTAAGAGATAACTCAGATCAATATAAAGAAATATTAAAAATATTAAAAAACCATTTTGCTAATTTTATAAAAGATGAGAGTAGATATGATAATATATACATAACAAGAAAAACTGTTAAAGATTTTATAAACCCTAATAGAGAAATATTAAATGTAGATGTCCTTGAACAATATTTTAAAGATATTGGTTATGTGGTGCTTGATTTAAACGATATATCTTTTTTTGATCAGATGCAAATTTTTGGAAATGCAAAAAAAATTATAGGTCCAAGTGGTGCTGGATTTACCAATCTTATTTTTGCTAAAGAGGGCACGGTTGTTGTTGAAATAAATCCAGACACAGAATCTCATTTAACAGAAATATTTAAACAGATGGCTGAATCATATAATCTCAAGTTTGATAGAATTAATTTACCAAAAATAACAGATGGGTATGAGATAGTTAAAATATTAAAAGAGCAGTTTACAGACATGCTCAGGTCCCTCTAGTTAATATTAAATAACTATGAGTCTATTTTAACTGAATTTGTTTAGGTTTTTTATCTTCTGGCACGATTCTTTCAATCTTGACAGTCAATAGTCCATCAACCAATTCAGCATTAGTTACTTCCATATATTCACCCAACGCAAAAATGCGGGTAAATTTACGAGAACTGATTCCTTTGTGTATAGTATTAGAATCATCCGTACTGGCTTTCTTTTCACCCTTAATGATAAGAGAACCGTTATCCACAGTTACTTCAATATCATCCTTGGCAAAGCCAGCAAGGGCAATATCTACCTCATATGTATCTTCGTCAATTTTGATTAGATCATATGGTGGATATCCTGTGCTGTTTGTTTGTACCTTTTTGAAACGCTCTAACTCACGGTTAAAGCCAACAAAAAAAGGATCTTGAAAAAGATCCAACATAGATGTTACCATTTATTTCTCCTTTTCAGCGAGTTATTTTTGTCTCTCCTAAGAGCAGACAACACAATTATATCACACATGCTATAATGAATTATGATGCATAGAGAAGAAAATACAAGGTTTGTCCATATTCCACAAGAACTATTAAATAACGCAAAAATTTTTGCAGACAGGTTTGACGTTCTTCCAATAATTCCAGATTCAGGAAATTATTTAGAATTAGGTGTAGGTGGCGGAGACTATGCTAAGTGGTTATTAGATAATAAAAATTTTGAAAGATCAGACTTAATGGATTTCTTTAATGAGCCATGTGCTAGATATGAAAGATGGACAGCAGAAAATCATGAAGATTATGTAAAAGATTTATTAAAAGAAAAAAATATAAAAACAATTAAGGGTAATATTAAAGAAACCATACTTACATTAAACGATAAATATAGTTATATCTATATAGATGCTGAACACGATTATGATTCAGTATATTTTTATTTAGAACAGGCTTCTAAATTATTAGCAGACGGTGGAGTTATTGGAATTAATGATTATACGTTTTGGGGATGGTTTGAACAAGAAGAGTACACATGTGTTGAAGCAGTCAATCAATTTTTAAATAACAATAGGCAATGGAAGGTAGTAGCCTTATCTCTTGGCTATTGTAACTACTCAGATATATATATATCTAGGGTCATGGTATAATTAAGATATAGAGAAAGGTACTAAAATTGGATCCTATTAAATTAGCCAATGCTAAACTCAATATTACGCAAAGTCGTAAAGGCAATAATTTTAAGTTTGAACAACCAGCACCAGGAATACACGTATACGATAATGTTTGGCTAGATGGTTTTAACTATATTAAAAAATTAGATAATGATGGAAAGTTTGTTAGAGAAGACTATATTTATGATTCAGATGGAAAAGATATTCCAAAAGAAGTTGGTAAAAAAGGTGTTAGTACTTGGATAACATTTAAAGAGCCAGATCAAGATTTAGAATTATGTGAAATTTTTGAAGAAATTGTAGACTCATATTTGTGGCACTATGACCTAGATCCACAAAGCAGAGAGTATTGGAGAATAAGTAAGTATACTGAAGGAGATTATTTTGGTATGCACCCAGATGATTCATACGGAACGCCAAGAACTGTTGCAATGGTATATTATCCAAACGATGATTATGAAGGCGGAGAGTTAGAGTTTATTAATTTTAAAGTTAAGATCAAGCCAAAAGCAAATCAGTTATTTATATTTCCTGCATCATACATATATGAGCATAAGATACATGATATTGGTCCAGGTAATCCAAGGTATACAATTGTTACTTTCTTTTCTAACATTACACAAAAAGAATTAGATACAAGATTAAAAAAGATTCCTTTTCCTTATCAAGCAAATCTTCAGTATATGAAAGACTTCAATAAGGATTATCACACAAAATGAACACGTTTGCAGACGTGCTAGGCAATGACGTTAGTTTAATAAAAACTAAAGAAAATTTTATGGATATTGAAGACTATGACAAAATGTTAAAATTTTTAGATTCAGTATCAGCATCAGAGCCACAAGAAGGACAGCATATTCAAGAAGAAATAGATAAGATTATCCCTTCAGAAATTATTGAAATACAAAATAAATATAATAAAAAAATAATTGAGACTGCAACAGAATTGTATGGTATGGAATTTGTTGATGATAACGTACACATGCTTGCAGCAACAATCGCTACACCTGGAGCAATAACTCCTGTGCATACTGATATTATTGAAGGTTTAGATAGACAAAAACCTAAAGAGGAAGAGTTGTTTGATTGGAAAAATGCTTGGGATGGATATCTTTCTTGTAATATTTATATTAATGATGATTACTCTGGAGGACAGGTTTACTTTCCAGAAAGAAATTATGAGTTTAAACCAAAAGCAAACTCTTTAGTTATGTGGGCTGGAAATAAAAACTTTATTCATGGTGTTAAAGATCCAATAGACGGAAATAGATACAACGTTTATAGATCTATAAAATTTAAAGATTTTGATAAATATAATTCTATTGCTTAATAAAATCACTAACGACTAACATAATTTTTGCGTATGGTCTTATTTCTTTAAGTTTTTCATTTTTTGCTATCTTATCTACCCAATCAGTTATAAATAACTCTTCATTTGCAGTCATGTCGCAACACAAAGTTACTTTTTTATTTTTATTATTTGTAAATTTAAATTTAGTATCTAATAGTTCTATTATTTCGTCAAGTCTGTGCTGCCAAATTGGTATTACTAAAGGCGTATCCTGATCTTTAAAATATTCAATTGTTTTTTCTGGATATTCCATGTTACATGATATATAAAAATCTCCATTAGTTATACCACTAGCCACAAAAGCAGTGATGTGAGAACTTGGTCCAGGGTAAATTGTGTATTTTAAATCTTCTTCTATGCAAGCCTGAATAAATTGATTTCCTGGATCTGCAATACCAACTTGTCCTTCTCCAGCAACAAGCAAAACTGTTTCACCATTTTTAATAAGATCAACCACTTCTTTAACTTGATACTCATCTGCAAACATAGTGTTAGTACTTTTTAATATTCTTATATCATAACTTTCTGGCAACATTCCAAAAAACTCTAAAGCATAGTATAAATTATCTGGCATGTAGTCAGTGTATATAACATCACTTTCTTTTATGGCTTCAACCATCTTGTAACTCATATCTTCAGGGTGCCCAAGGTGCATTGATCCTACTATTAACATGCCAGACATTTTATTAATTCCTTTTCTATTTATCTAATATTACTTGTGGATCTAAATCTTTACCAGCAGACCAACGAATATTATCTCTCATTTCAAAATGTAAGTGTGGGCCAGAAGAGTTTCCTGTGTTTCCACTTAATCCTATTTGTTGTCCTTTAGTTACTTTATCTCCTGCTTTTACATCTAGTTTAGAAAGATGTGCATAGATTACCCATCCGCCTTCAACTTTTTGTACTGCTTGAGTTCCATATGATTTTCCCCAGTTTGCTGGTTCAATTTTTCCATCTGCAACTGCAATTACTGGTGTACCTGTCTTAACTGCAAAGTCGACCCCAGTATGATACCCTTTTGACCACATCTTGCCTAACTTTTTGTAAGCGGTAGTAATCTTTCCATCTTTGATTGGTAATCCCATTATAATATCATTCCTTTGAATTGTCTTATTTCAGAAACAATGTCTGTTGATCCATTGTGATAAACCATACACGAAATTGGTGTGCTTGGATTAGCATTAAAGTACCATGAAAGTGTAAACTGTACAGATTCAATGTCGGCAGGAATAGCGTATGTATTTGTTCCAGTGGTATCGTTTTTACCTTTATAGTCTCTTGAGTAATTCATTTTTACATATGTTGGTCTACCTGTTTTAGGTAGAGTCAAGTGTAGTTGTGCTTCCCAAAAGCATTTACCTTCTTGCGTTGGAACAATTGCATCTTTTCCATTAAGAACCATAGGCTGCCATTTTTTAGGCTTAAATGATTGCTTTACCTTGTCATCTTTTTCTTGAATATACATTCCCATTTATTGTCTCTTCCTGGATAGCGTACTATCCAATACAATTATATCCTAGTTTTACCATTTAAAATTACAGCATTGGCATGCATGTGTAAATTGTAACTCTTGGTAAATTTCTGGACTTATACATCTGTTGCAAAAATTAGATATGTCAACTTTTGATGTTTCTCCAGATTGTGGATCACTTTGATATGCTACGTTTTCAGTAACTACTATAGATCCTCTTTCTGCTGACTGTTTAACATGCCAAACATAATTTCCAAAATCTCTAACTACGAAATCTCTTCTTGCTTGACCGTCATTGTTTTCATACCATTCGCTGATATGTGCTACTCCTTGTTCAAATGACATAGAGTACCTTTCTCTTAGGATTTAAGTATACCACAATGCGATATAATCTATATATGCATAGAGGTCCAGCCCTTTTATATTTAATATACCACAAAAAATTCGGGGCATTTAAGGTAGGAATAAACGACATAGGTAATACTAGATACCCTACCCATAGATCAAATGGTTGGAAAATAGTCGAGTATTGGTATTTTGATAGCATAATGATAGCACGTAAGGTAGAAAGAATAGTGTTATCTAAGATGAAAGATAAAACAAAGAGTGAAGGTTTTGTAAGTAAAGAGGATATGCCTCAAGGTGGCTATACTGAAACTTTTGATGCTGATAAAATAACATCAAGACAGGCTAAGACTATAATTAACAAAGTTATTCGCAACATGCTATAATTAAATATTGAAAGGTTTATATGCCAAAAATAATGTTTGAGTCAAAAAATAAATTTAATAAGGTTTACGATCACCCAGAGCCAGCATCTAAAAATATACCTGAATGGTGGAAATCATTAGATCCATTTATTAATGATCAAAATCTTAACATGCAACATCTAATGAAGTATGCCCCCAACAGTCATGGAGTACCAAATGTAGGTGTTAAAAAATGTATGCCAGTTTTAGATAGTATATCTGCTGGCTATATAATTAAGTTACATTGTGATATTAAGTTTGAACATATTAACGGAATACAGGAAGCATTCTTTACTTCAGCAACAGTGCCAGTATCAAAATGGACACCTGAACAGTTTAATGGATACGATATACCAGAAGAGTATACAAAACAAGTATATAAGTGGAACTCTAATTGGATTATTAAAACTCCTCCAGGATACTCCTGTTTGTTTGTTCATCCAATTGGATACAACAGTTTACCTTTTAAAAGTTTAACTGGTATTGTTGATACGGACACCCTAGTAACGGATATTAATAATCCATTTATTATTAAAAAGAATTTTAATGGTTTGATAAGTGCAGGAACACCAATAATGCAAGTAATACCTTTTAAAAGAGAAGATTGGACTTCAGAATTAACAGAGGTTTCTGAAGAAGAAATGAGTATTCGTAATGAAGGTTTGTTTAAAAAGATAACTGGTTCTTATAAAAAAAGTTTTAGGTCTAATAAAAATTATAGATAAATATATAATATTTTTATATAGTGTATTTATTAAAATCTTTAAACTTAATCCACCTAGTTAGAGTGAATCTATCCGCATCTATTGGATCTTTTACCCCATGTATAAAATTTTTATTACCTGCCCACATAACAAGTGTATTTGATACTGGCTTAAACTCATATGGTATTTCTGGAAAATATACTTGTCCTCCAGAGTAGTTATCGTTTATATATATGTTGCATGCCAGATATCCATCCCAAGCATCACGCCATCCAACTAACTGTTCATCACCTGACTTCTGTGCCTCTAGACCAGCCTCTAAAACATCTGTATGTGGATCTGAACAAGATCCAATCCTATGAATTACAAATCCAAGTGGATCTGAAGCGGGTCCATCAGTAAATTTCATACCGTATGCTTCCTCAGCAACCTCAATAACTTTTGTATTGTATTGATACATGGCGTATCTAAGTTCTTCAGGCAAAACAAAATCTTCACCATCTTTTAAATGCATACCTTTGTCTTTATTTTCTTTAGCCATATCTTTTAAAAAGTTATTAAATGCTTCAAGCAAGTATGGATCAAGAAAGTTATTGATAGTTTTAATTTTATCTATGCCACTTCCAAAAACATCAACAAAACTATTTGTCATTATACATCATCTCTACCTTTAATTTGATCTTTCTTTACTTTTAGCCAATATGGTGTTCCATTTTCATCAAAATCAGATCCTATTTTTTGCAACAACTCATCATTATTTTTTACATATCTTTTAATATAAGATGCAAAATCTTCATCTGCCACATCTTTGGTTACCCTGTTTTGACGCAAATAATCTTGTATTTCTTCAGGAGTCATGTTTGGCTTATGCCATGCTATCATTTTTTGCCTCTTCTAAATATTTTTTAAATAATTCTAATAGTTTTATTGTATGCCTATCATAATCTAATTCTATGGCAGTATTATTTGCATCAATTGTGTGTATTTTTATAGTCTGCCCTACTTCTAATAATATATTTTTAATATCTTTTTCTAAACTCATTTATTTACACACCAAATTTTAAAATCACCATAGTTGTATGCATCTGGAATAGTTTGATGTTTTTCCCAAAACATGTCATGAGTGTTGTCAGTCAATTCTTCTTTACATTTCTCACATGTAATCATCTTCTGCTCCTGGCAAATCTAGTGGTGTTGGGGCTGTTACAAGTGTACCACAAACAGCACATTCTGCGTCTCCTAAAAAGTATAAATCAATTTCATATGTTTCAGGATCAAACTTTACAGTTAATTTAAGCAGTGTTGATGCACAACTTGGACATTGTGGCGTTGGTATTCCTCTAGCATCCATTATATGTGTGCCCTTTTTGGTTCCGCACCCTCAACAACAACAGTTAATTGTATTAGCCATTCAGCATCTCTTCGAGGCTTATCATATCCATTTTGCATTAAATGTTCTATTACTTCTTTTACTGTACCTCTAACTATATTTTGATCACTTCTGGTCATGTTAAAACATATTGCAATTTTTCTACTTTCACCAATAACTTCACACAAGTGAGTAAGATTTGACATTAGGGTATGATCTCTATCAAAATATATGTTTGTTTTATTATCATAAATTAATTTATAAAATATATCATCTCTAACTTTAAAATCATGTGGCAAAGATCCAATAAAAGTAAAATCCCAAGCATTTAAGCCAGATATGTTTAATGCTGTAACTGGAGCATCTGGTCCAGGAAACGCTGTTACTAAAATACCACGTTTAATTGCACCCTTAACTATATAATCACCTGGATCCATAATCATTGGCATTCCTTGATCAGCAATCATTACCGCATTTAAACCATTTTCAATTTCATTATAGAGCCATTGTAATTTTTCAATTCCTTTATTTTCTTGATCAGAAAATTCATCATAAGGTAATACGGCACCTATAGGAGATAATCTTAATGATTCGCACAATTGTCTAAAACTATCTTCATGTTCACAAATAATATAATCAGCAGTTATAATAGCATCTAAAACTCTAGGTGTAATATCAAAAGCATTTCCAATTTCAGTACCAAGCAAGACTAACCTGCCTTGTTTTTCATGTTTTATAGTAAATCCACAAACAATACATTTTTGATAAGTTAACATATCAAATAAATTATGATGATCGCAATAAGTACTTTGTAATCTAGTTTTCATGAAATCTTCAACCATCCTGTCTGTTTCCCAGGTTCCAGCGTTCATGTCATCATTCATCAGTTTCTCCATAAAATCTCTCTACATCCATTATCTCATACTTTCCCTCTTTAGCATAAAACTCTTCCTCAAGATCTGAGAATTCTGGCATTATTTTTTATTTGCTCTAAATAATATAAGGGAAAACAAAATACCTGTTGAGATACCCATCATGTAATAAAATAAGGTCCATTCGTACGGTTCTTTCATCTGTATCTCCCACATTTTTTACATAGTTTGTGCCAGTATGAGTGTTTTCCTGCGGGGCATCCAGCAAAAGACGGATCATAATGCCACATATATAATACAAAACCCACTATCATAGATATAATTTTTTTCATATATCTAGCATATCATATGTGTAAAGGTTTGTCAAACTCATGCGATATACTGTATTGTATATAATATAGGCTTAGGAGCAAATATGGAAGTACTTTGGTTTTTTGTTGGATTAATTGTAGGACTAGCATTAGATTTTGTTTTAGTTCTACATATGCTTAAACCGTTAAAAAAAGAAATATCTGATTTAAAAAAATAAATTATATCAAGGCGTAAAGTTCGGCGAAAAGTAGAAGTATTATACCTACCTATGCTGCTTTCGCAGCAATAACGGTAAGATTATTCTCTCTGCTGGTATAATTGACAAATGACTGATTTAAAGGTTTGGCTAACAATTCCTACTGGAACAAGAAGAGAATACCTATCAGACATAATAAAATACAGCCAAATACCTCTTAATCAAATTGTTATAGTTCACACTGTTGAGTCATTTCCAATAGAAGGAGTGCACAACGTATGGGACTTAGACCCACCCAATATCCAAAGATGGTGGAACACAGGCATAGATATAGCCAGGGCAAATGGTGGAGAATATATCGCGGTATTAAATGATGACCTTATACTAAAAGATGATCCTATTAATAGAATAGTTAAGGGTATGAAACAAGAAGGTGCAGTATTAGGTTATCCATATCCACATACTGGCAATGGTGCTACTAGGGTAGCGGGATACTGTTGGGTGCTTGATTTATCTTCTGGATTAAGGACAGATGAAACATATAGATGGTACTTTGGAGACGATGATTTGTTGCTTCAAGCAATAGGTTTGGGAAAGGCTGTATATGTTCCAGCAACAGTAGACCATATGTCTGGAGTGGTAGAGACGAATAAAAGCCAATATTTAAAACAGTTAACAATAGCAGATAGAAAATATTTTATAGAGAAGTGGTCTGCAAGGTTTGAGAGAAATAATAAAGGTATAATGATAGAAGATACACCATTAAACCAAATGCTTATAGCATTAAATCTACATAATGGCTCTTCTAAAAAAATGTATAGCAAAAATCAAAAAAAGGAAAATAGTGAACAATAAAGAAGTCTTTGACAATGTCTACAAGAATAACCTTTGGGGTATAGGTAGCGGTCCTGGTTCTGACCCAATATATGCTGGCAAATGGATTGGCTTAGTAAATAGTTTTATTAAAAATAATAATGTTAAATCAGTCTTAGACCTTGGTTGTGGTGACTGGAGAATAGCACAAGAATTTGATTTAGATGGTGTTCAATATACTGGAGTAGATGTTAGTAGTTTTATAGTAGACAAGATTAAGGTATACGAAAAAGAAAACATTAAATTTATTGAGGATGATATTGTATCTATGGACCTTCCAAATGCTGATTTAATCTTAGTTAGAGATGTTTTACAACATATGCCTTTAAAAGATATAGAGATAGTTGTAGACAAAATCTTAGCAAGCAACAGTAAATATGCCATAATTTCAAACCTATTTAATACTAGGAAATGGTACAACATATTATCTGAAGATGATGAAGTCAACATAAATATACAGGCTGGACATGACTGTACTGCCCTAGACCTATCTAAGCATCCCTTTAACTATAGACTAAGATATATGCCTGACATGAAAATCAATGGTTTTAAGCAAAGAGTATATATACATGAAAAGGGTAAGGAACATAAGTAATGGCCCACGGTTCACAGTTTAGGTTTTTTAAAGAAGTAAAAACATTATTCCCCAATCATTTTGTTAACACGTCTGTGGTAGAAATGGGTTCATTAAATATCAATGGCACAGTTCGTGTCTTGTTTGATAACCCCAACAACTATGTTGGTATAGACCTTGGTGAAGGTAAAGATGTGGATGTGGTTTGTAGGGGTGAGGAGTATGATGCCCCAGATGAGTCTTTTGATGTGGCTATTAGTGCTGAATGTTTTGAACATAATCCTCAGTGGGCTGAGACCTTTGAGAACATGCATAGGTTAACCAAGAAAGGTGGTTTGATAACTTTTACTTGTGCTTCTACTGGTAGACCTGAGCATGGTACTTCTAGAACAACAAACTCTGATTCACCGTTTACTGATGATTATTATAGGAACCTTACAGAGGGTCATTTCAGACCGTTGGTTGATAAACTTGGTTTTTATGGTGTTTATTTTGAGTACTATCGTCCTACTCGTGATCTATATTTTTGGGGAATAAAGCGGGGTATATCAAAAGATACTCCACAACCCCTAGTATAACAAACCCTTATAGTAACAAACCTTTGTTTTGGGTAGAGGATTCGAACCTGTATTGTCTGTTTCGGGGACAGATGTCCGACCATTAGACGAACCCAAATCTATGTCAATCATACCACACATATCCCACATACGAGGTTTGGTATACCCTGCCAAAACTAGGAATTAGGGTTTGGTATAGTCTTATTCAAATGATCAATTATCTCTTTGGCTAACTCCAAAGCCTTATCTTTCTTATGCTTACCCATCAAAAAGGGAGCAATAATGTGAGCAATTTCTTCTTCCTGCGACATACTTAATACTATTATACACCAAAAAATGTTGTCTATATCTAGTGTAAAGGGTACTAGATGTAGTGGTTTGGTAGAAAATATATGTTACTGATTATATAACTAGATAGGGTTAAAGTGGAGTGTTGTGGAGGGCTATGGGTTATTGGCGATGCCGCGAGGCCCATCGTAATGTTCTTAGAAGCGATCAAAAAAAATTACATACCAAACCTTCATATCCTTATGTCCTGCCAAACCTTTATATCCCCCATATCAGGGCATATTATATACCAGATGTGATGGTTTGTCAATAGAAAAAATTAAAAAAAATAAAGAAAAAGAATCAAAAGATAATCAAATGTTTTAAAAAAATAAGAAAACCAGGAGAAAAGGTTTGTTATTTATAATAGGGTTATTATGCTATGTTTTTCTTGGGCCCGCCCGATTTTTTGCGGGGATCGTAATAATTCGGGGTAAATTTAAAAGACCTTAAACCAATCTTATGGGTAATAACAACAAAGGTATTCCAAACCTTATCTTCTGCTGCCTTTGCATCTCTAGGGTTAAACCTAAAGTATGAATCCCAATGATGTCCCATACATTTATTATACTCCAATGTTAAGATACAAAGGTTTGGGAGACAAAGGTTTGGTATCGTAATAACATTCAGGGGGGAAGGGACTTTGGGGTTCGTAATGTCTTTAAGATATAAAGGTTTGGTCGGGCTTACTTGCTCAAGCGTCTAAACAATATCCATAGCACAGTAACCAGCATACCAAAGTATCCTAGTGTAAACCAGGCAAGGGTTTGATCAAAGTCAAGGTTCATCAGTCATGCCATCCTGGTGGTGGTGGAACTTCATCTTTACCCATTTGTCTCCAGGCACCATAAGTGTATCCTATTAGAAACACTGCCACAGTGTAAACAATACCCATTGCTAAATAGTCTCCCCAATATAACATTACCATTTCCTCCTGTTGATATGCTTACCTTTGTTTGTGTAGTCTAAGATCGTTACCGTCGCGGCAAAGAGAATAAGACATCCTGCTATTACTGCAAGGATTGTGTTTAGTATTGTCATGATGACACCCTACTGAATGCTTCAATAACTTTTAATGCACGATCAAGATGACACTGCTCCACATCAAAATCCCAATACTCCATAGACTGACCATGCACATATCTTTGTACATCCATCCATGCTGTTTCACCATAGAATATTTTTTGTGGTGCTTTCTTACCATACCTGGATTCCTGTACACGAAAGTAAGCATACGGTTCATCGTTAGTACCTAACACAACTATACTGTGTTTACCCTCAGAGTCAGTCTTACTGTATATCTCGTTCCAGGTGTAGTCTTTGATACTTGGTCTCTTAGACATCGTCTTCCTCATTTTCTGTTTGTAGGTCAAACATCTCATCTAAACTTTCGTATTCTTCTTCTGGGTCTAATCCTAATGACTCAACTAATAGTTCAAAGGTTTCTTCAATATAGACTTGTGCTATAGGTGTGCTCTCAACAATCTTTTGTTCAATCATAAAAGCAAGTGGTAGCCCTAAGTCATTGTATTCAAAGAAGTCAGCCATATCTTTATCTGTTTTATATTGTGTCCATAATTCAGATAGTATTGCGTATTTGGTATTATACGGAGTGGTCATCTTCAGGGTTCCAATCTGTTGGGTCTTGTTCGTCTTGTGCGTAGTATTCGTCTAGACTTGTCATCTGTTGTTCCATTACTTCTGTTACATAAGCAAGTCTATCATGTATTTCTATTGGTTGTTGTAGTGCAATATAACTTCCAATCATCTTTAAGTTAAGTCGCATGTCAGATAATAAACTACTCATCTTGGTTGCAACCTTTTCTTCTATCGTTAGTTTTTTCATAGTTGTCCTTTGATTGTATCAGTTTTTGGTTGTGGAGTCAAGTTACCCAGACCTGACCCCACGGATTCAATAATCGCAGGGGAAAAGGTCCCACGATCATTCTCATATAAAACTATCCTATTCCTTAGTCTAGACAAACCACTATATCTAGCATGTCATCATATGGCACCTCAGTGATGAAGTATCCTATTCTATTTACCATGGCCCAACCATTAATGATGATGGTTTGTCCATCCTCACCATCAACTAGTGTCCAGATCTTGTTAGGATTCTCTGCTCCTGCTGCAGCCACGCTTTCATACTCAGCACCGTAGGTTTCAAACATTAGACCTCCAGAGCCATCGTTAAATGAAGCATTCTCATCTAAATGATTCTTAATTGGTTTAAAGTGGTGTTCCCACTCTTCCATAGTAAGAATCACTAATCCATAGTTAGGTGAGTCTGGATTAATATCTGGATCTAGGCAACTACATAGTTCGTTGCCACAGAAGTCACAGCCGTCTAAGAAACTACAGTCATCACATGGTTCTATAATAGTATCACTCACTGCCATCATCCTCAAAGACAACGTCAATGTGACATTCATCTAATGCACCGTCAGAATATTGAACATGGTCTATGTAGTTCATATTCATATATTCTTCTATGGCTGTTTCTAATTCATCTGTGTCATCGAAATCAGTCATATCATTAAATGCTGGATAGATATCTGCAATCTCTTCAGCAGACAAACTTACGTTAGCCCACATATGAAGACTGACCTCAACACTATCTATATACTTAGCCATTCTGTTTCCCTTTCCATTCTTCTAGTTTGGTTTGTGCTCTTTCCCAATTTAATCTGTGCCACTGAATATCATACAGCAAGTTAGACACTTCCACAAGTGCGTCCATTCTTGCACACATGACATCCAATTCTTCTTTAGTCCAAGTAGGCAAATCCATTTGCCATGATAGGTCAGCAAGAAGTATCTTTAATCTACCTGATAGTATTTCATCAGTAGGTATATCGTATTTAAAGAATGCGTGTAACTGTGCAATATCTTTATCTTGTGTTTCTTCTACCATGCTGGTGTCCAACCACTAGGAGGTTCTGGAGTTGTCTTGCCATTGTAAGCGTCTTGCATTGCTTTGTAAGTAGTTTCATTTACTTGAGGTGCGTCTAAGTCAATTGGAATCCAATGACTGTCTACTTCACCCTCTACTACCTTGCAACCCTCTGGTAGTTGTTCATCAACATCCCAATAGGCGTCATATGCTTTTTCTGCTGTTTCTAAATCAGGTGCAGTGATATGGTACCAAG